CGGAGCTGCGGGTCCGCGATGAGCTGGGCAACATCACCACGCTGTCGCCTCACGACAGCGATGGGCCTGCGGCTGTCTATACTCTCAAGCCCGGCATCGAAAACGTGGTCGGCTACCGGAACCAGTTCCGCGGCGCAATTACGTGGATCAATCATGAGACGGCACGCGTCATCCGGGAGACCTTCGCGAAGTACAACGCGCGGCGGGCAGGATCATCGGGACACCGCGATCTCGTGGCGGAAGACTGGGACGCAAACGAGCGACTGAAAGTCGAGCACGCCGAATCCGAGCGTAGCAAGTGGCGCGAGCAATTGGCTGAATACAGGCTGGCAATCGCCAAGCGGAGCCGGCTCCCGTGGGTTCTGCGGGGCGAATTGCCGCAGCCGCCCGGAGCGGAGCCGCCGGCATATCACGTCAGACCTAATCCGTTCGTCGGAGTGTAACTAATGGCAATCCTGCAAAAGAGAAACGTTTCTTTGGCCGACGTGACGGGGTTGCCCATCGCGGGCGAGGCAGTGCTCACCGTTCTGACCAGGCTGCGCGAGCTGCATTTCCCTTACCCGTCAAACGCCAACATATCTTTGGTTTTCGAGCCGTTTCTCAACGGCGCGGGCGGCAAAAAGGAGGAGGACATCACGATTGAGCTGAAATCGGAGCCCCAGGAGCCTCAGCCGCCGGCCGATGTGCTCGACCCGCTGAGTGGTGAAGTGCTGGTGCCGGCCGCGAGTGAGTGGCCCCGCATTCCATCCATATCGGAAATGAGGCAGATGCCGCTGCCCGAAGGACCGCGGACAATCGCGACCTTCGGCGATCTGTTCGACGTGGCGAGGCGGCAACTGTATCTGGCAATGATCGCTCTGATGCCCCAATGGCAAGATGCTGCGGAGGGTTAAGCGATGCTTGGTTTTTGCGCGACCTCGGAATGCGCGATCGGGGCGGAACTCGTGAGGCTGCTGATAGCTCGTCTCCTCCGGTTGGCGAATGTGCCCTACACGGTGGGCAGCACGATGTTTATGCGGGACTACTGAAATGCCGACCACACCAGTCGCTGGCGACGCCAGATCCGTACCGATTCAGGGCTATATGCTCCGGATCGGGTTGCCGATCTTCAAGCTCGATGGGACGCTGATAACTACGGGCACAGGCTCGGGTTACGTCTCAGCCGACGACGGCGCGGCGGCGGCAATCGTTCCAACCTTTGTCGCCGCGAACTCAGGCAGCTGGGTCCTCGACCTGTCCGCCGCGCAAATGAACGGCAAGAAGATCAGCGGCTACATTACGAGCGACGCTGCCGGAAGCTTGCCGACGCCGTTCGTGATCTATACCAAGGCTTGCGCCGCCATTCATTCCGGAACGGCGAGAGTTGTCGGAGGGCCGACGACCTCGCAAATCCAACTCGCCACGACTGCCAGCGACAAAGACGACGCCTACAACAATTGTCTGGTGGGAATCACGGGCAACACCGGCGTTGGCGCGATCCGCAGAATCACGGATTACGTGGGCTCGACTCGCATGGCCACCTTGGATGCCGCTTGGGGCACGGCCCCGGACGCGACCAGCACTTATGAAATCTTGCCCACGAGCGAATCGGTGAACATGGCCGGCGGCGTGGATGTTGGCGAATCTCTTTCGGCGATCAAGATCGTCACCGACAAGATCGGCTCGGCCTCGATGTTGGAAGAGGTCCCATGAGCCAACCGTCGCAACGAACGAAACGCCCGTGCCCCCGCCCAGGCTGCCGCGGCTTGTGGGATGGAGAAACGTGCAACTGCTGCGGCCAACTCGCCGCTCGAGAGCGAGCGCGCGCGGCGGACGCGCGGCGAGCCTCCAGCCCGACGCGCCGGCTGTATTCAAGGTGCTGGAGCGCGATGGCGAAGAGATGGTTGGTCGGAAGGCTCTGCACCCAGTGCGAGCGCCGCGGTCGCCGCGTCATCGCGGAAGTGATCGATCACATCGTCGCTCATCGCGGCGACCCGCAATTGTTTTGGGACGAGACAAATTGGCAGCCGCTGTGCAAGGCGTGCCACGACCACAAAACAGGACGGGGCGGATGAAATCTCTGCGTCTTTTCCGCGGTAAACCGCGTGCGACCCCCCGCGCATTTTTTGGCGGCAAGTTCAGGGCATGAGAGGAGCCATGGGTAAAATCTGGGCGAAAAAGGCTCCCGTCAAGCGCGCCAAAGTACAGGCGAAGGATGATCGCGCCAAGCGCGCCAAGACGCGGGCGAAGAAGGTTCCCGTCAAGCGCGCCAAAGTACAGGCGAAGGATGATCGCGCCAAGCGCGCCAAGACGCCGCCGAAGAAGGCTCCCGCCAAGTGCAGTTGGGGCGGCGCGAACCGCAAGAGCGTTGCCGAACACATCGCGGCCGGCACATACCGCGCCGACCGACACGGACCGCTCGGGCCCAAGGTGTTGGATTACCGGCCGAAGCCGGCCAGCAAGGTGATCGCTGGGCGCGCGAGCCAGGAGCGCTGGATCAAGACCGAGCCGGACGATCGCGCCTTTCGCGCCGGCTGCCGGTTCAACGAGGCGCTGGCCGCGCACGCCGCCGATTTCTTCCCGCGCTTCCTGCGGCATTCCGTGGGCGAGTGGTTCGGCAAGCCATTTGAGCTGACCGACTGGCAGCGCGACGAGATCATCTTTCCGCTGTTCGGCTGGGTGGATTGCAACGGCCGGCGGCGGTTCCGCGAGACCTACATCGAGCTGCCGAAGAAAAACTACAAGAGCACCACGGCGAGCGGGATCGGCCTCTACATGCTCGTCGCCGACGAGGAGGCGGGCGCCATCGTCTGGTCGCTCGGGGCGGACAAGGATCAGGCGCGCGTGGTCCACCGCGAGGCGATCCACATGGTCGAGGCCTCGCCGGCGCTGAACGCGATTCTCACGATCAATCGCACCACCGGCGCGATCATCTATCCCGAGCGAGCCGCCTACTATCACGCCGTGTCGGCCAGTCCGCGCGGCAAGCACGGCCCGTCGATCCATTGCGCGATCGCCGACGAGCTGCATGAATGGTACGGTAGTGAGCTCTGGGAATCGATCAAGTACGCCCACCGCGCACGGGCGCAGCCGCTGCGGCTGGTGATCACCAACGCCGGCAAGGACCCGGAGACCGTCTGCTACCGGCAGCGCAAGAAGGCGGAGGCGGTGCTGGCCGGCACCATCCAGGACGATCAATTCTTCGCTCTCATCAAATCGGCCGCGCGCGAAGAGGCCGAAGCGGAGATCGAAAAAGTCCGCAAGGGCGCGGCCGAGATCCCGATCGCCGCGCGCTGCAATCCCGGATTGGGGCACGTGATCCAGAAGGAGACCCTCCTGCGGGACATCCGCGACGCGATCGCCGATCCGGCCGAGATGCGCAACCTGATCCGGCTGACCTATTCGGTGTGGATCGTCGGCAACTCGCCGTTTCTCGAGGCCGACGCCTGGGCGCGCTGCGGGCGAAAGTACACGGCGGAGGACCTCGCCGGCCGGCGCTGCGCCGCGGCCATCGACGCCTCGCAGACCGACGATCTGTGCGCGCTGGCGCTCGCCTTTCCCGGCGACGAGGAGGACGAGCAGGAGCGGACGATTCGCCTGTTGGTCTATCACTGGGCCCCCAGCGCAATGGTCGAGCGACGGGCCCACCTGGTGGATTTCTCCGCCTGGGCCCGAAAGGGCTGGCTCACGGTGATCCGCAACGAAAACGTGATCCCGATGGCCTGGGTCAAGGCCCGCGTCCTCGAGGCGGCCCGCCAGTTCGACCTCGTGCACCTGTTCTACGATCCCATGTATTTTGAGAGTACCGCCGAGGAGCTGCGGACCGAGCACGAGATCGATTGCGTGAAATTCCCTCAGACCATCATGGCCTTTGCAGGGCCGACGCGGCAATTCCGGCTGATGGTCAACAGCCAGCGGCTCCAGCATGACGGCAACCCGCTATTGACATGGCAAATCGGCCACTGCGAAACCAAGACGGACCCGAACAACAACGAGCGGCCCGTGAAGCCCAAGACGCACGACGTGCGGAAAATCGACGGCGTGGTGGCGGCGATCATGGCCCTCGACGGCGTCAACCGGCTACCCGAGCAGTTTTCCGCTTACGACGATCATCCGCTGATGTACGCGAACGAAGTATGAGGCACACACCATGAGGCCCATCGATCTCGTGGCGGATTCGCTGCTCGTGGCCGGCCAAGCCGCGATGATTGTCGGCCTCTGGCTGGCATGGCCGCCCTTGGGCTGGATGGCCGGCGGGGCCGGCTTGATCGGCTGCGGTCTGCTCGTGGCCTGGACCCAAAGGAGAGGATGACCATGATTGCTGACGCCATTGTCCGATTGACCCGGACCCATCTTGAGCGTCCCGCTCCAGGAGACGATTTCTGGTACCGGAATCCGCCCGGGCTGCCGACCAGTTCCGGCATCCAGGTCACGTGCGACAATGGTCTGCGCGTCAGCGCCGTCTTCGCCTGCGTGCGCGTCTTGGCCGAGACTTTCGCCTCGCTGCCCTGCCGCCTGTACGAGCGGATGGACGGGGAGCGCAAGCGCCAGGCCCGCGATCACTGGCTCTGGCCGGTGCTCCACGATCAGCCCAACCCGTGGCAGACCTCGTTCGAGTGGCGCGAGATGGGCATGGCGCATCTTGCCCTGCGCGGGAATTTCTACAACCGCATCTGGCAGAGCCCCGACCGTGTCAGCCTGATCCCGCTGAACCCGGACCGCGTCCGTCCCGAGCAGGTATCGACCCAGCGCATCGTCTACCATTGGCGCCCGCCCAGCGGCGCCGAAGAAATCATCGAGGCCGATCGGATGTTCCACGTCCGCGGCCTCTCGCTCGATGGCCTCACCGGCATCTCGATCCTCGATTACGCGCGGAACAGCATCGGCCTGTCGATCGCCCAGGAGACGCACGGCGCCTCGCAATTCCGCAACGGCGCTCTGCCCGCCTTCTGGATCAAGCGCCCCAAGGAGTCTGGCAAGTGGACGCCGGACGCGCGGATCAATTTCCGCTCCGCCTGGCGGGCCGTTCATGCTGGCCCGGAGAATGCCGGCAATCCGCCGATCCTCGAGGAGGGCATGAGTCTTGAGGAGCTGGGGCTGACGAACGAGGACAGCCAGTGGATCGAATCCCGCGGCTTCCAGGTCGTCGAGATCTGCCGCTTCTTCCGCGTCCCGCCGCACCTGGTGGCCGAGCTTACGCGGGCGACCTTCTCCAACATTGAGCAGCAATCCTTGGAGTTCGTCATCTACACCATGGCCCCGTGGGCGATCCGTTTCGAGCAGGCGGCCGGCCGGGATCTGCTCGACGCGACCGATCCGTTTTTCGTCAAGCTGGTGCTCGACGGCCTGGTCCGCGGCGACATCGCCACGCGATACGCGGCCTATAACACGGGCATCCAAGCCGGGTTCCTGACGCGCAACGAGGTCCGCGCGCTGGAGGACCTGGACCCGATCGACGGCGGCGACGAGGCCCTGCGGCCCCTCAACATGGCGCCGGCCAGCGGCGACGCCGGCGAAGAAACGGGCCGGCAAACGGAAGCAGAAGAGGCACTCGAGCCGTTCTTGCGCGATGCGGCAAGCCGGATCGCCGCGGCCGAGATCCGCGGACTCCAGAGCCGGATCGCCAAGGCGGCCACGGACCTCGATCGATGGCGATCATGGGTCGAGGCATTCTACGCTGAGCATGCCGGCTACGCCGCAAAAGTGCTCGGGCCACTGGCCGATGCATGGACAACGATGACCGGAAATCCCGTCAGCGCTCATGCCGTGGCCAATGCCATCACGATCCGCGCCCGGCAGATCATGCAGGAAACCGACGATCCGGCCGCCGCATTTGCCCGTTCGCGTCTGGATCGTGACCAAACTCTGTTCCGCGCCCTCCAAGGAGCTTTTCATGTTGTACCCGAAAATCCTCGCTGAAGTGTACAACCGGCCGGTGATGATCCGGCTGGAGAAACTGGCGGCCATCCGCCGCGTGGTCACCGACCGGGCCTTGGGCGTGCACGTGGACGGCGAGATGATCGAGATCATCAAGGCCCAAGCCGCCAGGGATCGCGCGCCGACGGTCGCCCGCAGCGTGGCCGTCCTGCCGGTCCTCGGCACGCTGGCCAAGCGAATGGATCTGTTCGAGGAATCGAGCGGTGGCACCTCGACCGACCGGCTGGCCAGGGAGTTCGATCGCCTCATGGCCGACGACACGGTGGGCGCGATCGTCCTGGACATCGACAGCCCCGGCGGCCAGGTCTTCGGCACCGAGGAACTGGCGGACAAGATTTTTGCCGCCCGCGGCACCAAGCCCCTGGTTGCGGTGGCCAATGCCGAGGCGGCCAGCGCCGCCTACTACATCGCCTCGGCAACGGACGAGGTCTCGATCACGCCCAGCGGCGAGGTCGGCTCCGTGGGCGTCTTTCTGCTGCACGCCGATTGGTCGAAGTGGAACGAGGAGCAGGGGATCGCGCCCACCTACATCTTCGCCGGCCGGTACAAGGTGGAGGGCAATCCCGACGAGCCGCTTGCCCCCGAGACTGTCGCGCATTACCAGGCCGAGGTCGACGGAGTCTACGATGCGATGGTCAGGGCCGTCGCCCGCAACCGCGGTCTCACGCCGGCCGCGGTGCGAAAGGATTTCGGCCAGGGCCGGATGCTCCGCGCAGCCGAGGCCAAAGCCGCCGGAATGGTGGACCGCATCGAGACCCTCGACGAGGCCGTGGCGCGCCTGGCCGGCAACAAGAAGGCGGCCCGCGGCGCCCGGGCGGAGATCGAGCGACGGCGGCTGGCGCTGAGAGAGAGGGAGGAGGGATGAGGGCTCGGCGGCCGGAACCATTTCTGGCGAAATGGCCGCCTGCGCGTTAGGCTGGTCGTTGATGCTACGGACCCGCAGGCCACGGCTTGCGGGCCGCCGGACTCGACAGACGCTATCCGTCACGCCGCGGCGGACGAGAAGCCGACACCCTGGAGACCGACCCAGGAGGTTAGTTTTTCGTCCGCCGTTTTTTCTTGGTCTCAATGCGTCGATCCTCCACGCCGCGGCGGGTTGCACGATGCGCAACTCTAGCCGACGTGGAGTCTTACGATGAATCGACGCCTCAAGCTCGAAGAGCGCAAAAAGGCCCTCCTGGCCGACAGCCGCCGCGTCCTGGACGCCGCCGCAACGGAAGAGCGCGAGCTCAGCCAGGAGGAAAAGGACGCCTTGGAGAAGAACGAGAAGGAGCTGGCCCAGCTCCAGAGCGGGATCGACCGCGAGGTCCGCCTGGCGGAATACGAGCGGAGCCTGGCTGCCGAGACCCCGGGAAGCCGCGGCGACGACCGCTGGCCCGGCCAGCTCGGCAATGCCCGGCCAGCGTGGCGCGATGATCCCAACGTGGGTTTCCGCACCCCGCGCGAATTTTTCTCGGCCGTCATGCGGGCGACCATCGAGGGGCGCACCAATGATGAGCGCCTGATGTACCTCGCCATTCCGGGCCAGCGGCCCGGGCTGCAGGCAACCGCCGGCTCGGATGAGGCCGGGACCTACAGCGATCCCTACGGCGGATTCCTGGTGCCGGCCGGCTTCCTGCCGACCCTTTTGGCAGTCCCCAGCGAGGGCGATCCGACCGCCGGCCGCACGACGCTCGTACCCATGTCCGCCCCGCGGATCACGATCCCGGCCCGCACGGACAAGGACCACACCACGAGCGTCACGGGCGGATTGCTCGTCTACCGGCGATCCCAGACGCAGACCGTCACGGCGACGCGCATGGCGATGGAGCAGGTCGAGCTCAACGCCATCCCGCTCATGGGTCTGTCCTACGCGACCGAAGAGCTGCTCACCGATTCGGCGATCAGCTTCGCCGCCCTGATCGAGGCCGGATTCCGCAGCGAGTTCGCCTCCAAGCTGCTCGAGGAAAAAATCAACGGGACCGGCGCTGGCCAATTCGAGGGCGCGATCAATAGCCCGGCCCTGGTGACGATCGCCAAGGAGACCGGGCAGGAAGCCGATTCGATCGTCTTCGAGAACGTGATCAAGATGCGCGCCCGCTGCTGGCGCTACCAGGACGCCATCTGGCTCTACAATCACGACACGCTGCCGCAGCTCATGCAGCTCGTCATGACGATCGGCACCAGCGGCGTGCCCATGTGGCAGACCAGCGCGCGCGACGGCGAGCCCGACCAACTCCTGGGTCGGCCCGCCTTCGCCACGGAGTATTGCCCGAAGCTCGGCGACAAGGGCGATCTCCTGCTGGGCAACTGGTCGCAATTCCTTGAGGGGACCTACCAGCAGCTCGAATCGGCCGAATCGATGCACGTCCGCTTCGAGAACAACGAGCGGACCTTCCGCTTCTTGATGCGCAACGACGGCCGCTCCTGGTGGCGCTCGGCCCTCACGCCGCGCAAATCGTCGGATACCCTGTCGCCCTTCGTGGTCATCGCCGCGCGGGCCTGACCACTTTTCTTTCACGAAAGGACCTTGGAAATGGCAAGCGCCGTCGCAACCGACAAGCTGGCCTGCAACTTCTTGATCAAGAATTATGACCACGATCCCGAGACGACCAACGCCAAGGTGATCTCGGCGGACGGCGGGACAACGGAGATCTGGTTCGATCTTCGCGATTACGATCACGTCGGCTTTCTGGTTCACGCCGGCGCCCTGACGGGCGCCGGTCCCACGAAGTTGGAGATCGTGGCCTCGGATTCCGAGGACGAGACCGATGGCAGCGTCACGGTGGTCAAGGACTCCGGGACGATCGCGCTGAATACGCTCCCGGAGGGAGCGTTCGAGGAATGCTCGGCCGAAGAGGTCGCGCAACTGGCCGGCAGCACGGGCTACGATTTGCGCTACGTCACCGCGCGGATCACCTGCGCCAACGCGGCCGACGAGGCGCAAGTGATCGTGGTCGCCCACGCCCGCCGGCCGCGCGATGCCGTGACGTCCGCAACCTGGTAAGCGCAACGCGAGCGCCCGGCCTCGCCTCGCGAGCGATGGGGGCGGGGCCGGTTTTTCTGGTTCATCGCCAACAAGGGAAAAGGACCCCAAGATGAGCGTTCGATCAAGCCTCTACTATCGTCGCGGCGCCGGGGGCAAGGTGGCCATCGAGGACATGTCGAACTCGACCGGTTCTCGGCTCTTCGTCGATTCCGCCGCGGGCAGCGACAGCACGGGTTACGGCTTCACGCCCGACAAGCCGCTGGCGACCCTCGATTATGCAGTCGGAAACTGCACGCCGTCCAAGGGCGACGTCATTTACTTGATGCCAGGCCATGCCGAAACGCTGACAGCGTCCGTGACCTGCACGCTCGACGTTGCCGGAATCCAGGTGATCGGGATCGGGATCGGAAACCTGATCCCGACCTTCACCTTGGGAACCGACGCTACGGCAACCCTCAGCGTCACGGCTGCTTCGGTGCTGATCCGGAACCTCAAAATCATCTCGGACGTTGCCGACCAGGCCGTGGGAATCACGGCGAGCAATGCCGCCGATGGGCTTGTCGTCGAAGACTGCTGGTTTACCGATGGCGGCCTGGCCAAGGAGCTTGTCATCGCCATCCAGATTGCCGCGGCCTGCGACAAGGTTCTCCTGCGCCGCAACCGGTTCTACACGACCACGACCGCCGAAACGGGCGGATGCGCCTCGGCGATCAAGCTGGTCGGGGAATCCGCGCAATCCAGGATCCTCGACAACATCGCGATGGGCCATTACACCGTCGCCTGTCTCGACGCCGGCACGGCGGCTCAAACGAACGTCTTGATCATGGGCAACGCCATGGTCAACATCGATACCGAGGCCGGCCTTGCCTATAAGGGCCATGCTTCGAGCACGAACCTCCTGGCCTACAACTGCTGGGCCGGCACGAAGAACAATACGGAGCCGGTCACGGGGGTCAACGCCTCCTATTGCCTGGAAAATTATGGCATCGACGCCGTGAGTGCCGGCACGCTCCTGAGCCCGGCAGCCGGGGCATTCTCCTGACGGAGGCTTGCGCGATGCCGGTCCTCGGACGCTACGAGCAAACGATCGCTCCAGCGACGGAGCCCGTCACCGTTGCGGACATGGAGGACCATGCGCGGATTTCGGACCTCGATCCGGTCGAGGAAGGCTACATTGATGGCCTGATCTCGAAAGCCAGGCGCTACGTCGAGCGGGCCCTCAACAGACAGCTCATCACGGCCACATGGGTCGTCTACCTGGAGAGGTTCCCCGTGGAAATCGAACTCTGGAAGCTGCCCGTCCAATCGATCACCTCGATCCAATACGTCGATACCGACGGCGCCACGCAGACGCTCGATCCCGCCCAGTACCAGGTCGATCTGAGCGGCCCGGACCAACCGGCACGGATCAAGCCGGCCTACGGATGCGTCTGGCCGAATAGTCGCGGCGAGACGTACCAGGCCGTGATCGTTACCTTCACCGCCGGTTACGGAGACGAGGCCGAGGATGTGCCCGGGACCCTGTTGCACGCGATCCAATTGCTCGCGGCCCATCTCTATCGGCAGCGCGAGCCGGTCAACGCGGCCAACCTCGCAACGCCGATCCCGCTGACGATCGAGAGCATGCTGGGCATCGAGGACGCCGGAGTCTACGCATGATCCCCGCCGGGCGGAGAAACAAGCGGATCACGATCCAAGAGCCGGTCAAATCGCCCGACGCGGCCGGCCAGCAGCAGATCACCTGGATTGACGTCTGCTATCCGTGGGCCGCGATCGAGCCGCTGAGCGTCCGGGAGGCGTTTCGCGCCCGCCAGTCGCAATCCCAGGCCACGCACCAGATCACGATCCCCTACCGGGCCGATCTGGATACCCGGATGCGGGCGACCTACAACAGCCGGGTTTTCAATTTCGATTCCATCCTCGACGCCGGCGAGGCCCACGAGGAGCTTGTGATCCTCGCTATTGAGACCGTCTGATGCCCACGTACCGGTGGAAAGTGCAATCGACCACTCCCGGCGACTACCGCTGGACGGACGCCGCGCTGGCCCTCATCACCGGCGCGGCGCAGGCGGAGCAACTGGCTTCCGATGTTGCGGCCGTGGAGGCGAAGAAGGGCCATCTCGACGACGATTACTCGATCCTCGGCGTGGCCGGCACGCTCGATCTGGAGAATCTGCTGCCGGCGAACATCCGCCGCGGTGTGACCATCGGCGGCGTCACGGGCAGCTACGCGGGGCCGTGGTCCGATCTGCCGACCGACACCGCGCCGCAACTGGAGACGGCAATCAGGTCCGTGCTGAAAAGTCTGCCCGCGGTGACCGCCATCGTCGGCGAGGGGGACGCGGCCCGCATCCGACCGGATGTGCTGGACGAGGATGATGTCCTCCCGGCGATCGGGATCGAGGTCCGCGCGGACGAAGAGCGCAATGCGCTGGACGAGAGCGACGACGCCGGACGCGCCGACGTGGCGGTGATCTGCCGCGCCACGACGCGGCGGGCCTCGCGCGAGCTGGCCAACGCGGCGCGGACCAACAACACCACCCCGTCGTCGGGGCTGGCCGGCTGGGAAGGAATCGCCGGCGGTCTCACGCTATCGCTCATCTTCGATTCCCAGGAGACCGGCTTCACGGAGGCCGACGACGCCAGCGGCACGGGCTGGTACGACACGGAGATCCTTTTTGTGGCGCTCTACGAGAGGCCCTGATGACTGGCACGGTCACCGGCGTGGAAGAGGTGCGGCGGACGCTCGAGCACATGGCCCGCAGCGGCGCTCCGCGCGCCGCCACCAAGGCCATCCGGGCGGCGACCACTCCACTGGTGAGCGCGCTGCGGGCCGCGGTGACCGCGTCCAGCGCGCCGGACGCGGTGAAGCGGGAGGGGCGAAAGACGATCGGCCGCCGCTCGGTGCGGGCCCGCGATTACGCCGGCGTGAAAGTCGTCAAGGTGGGATTCGGCGTGGGAAAGCAGACGGCCGCCCAGCGTCGCAAGGCGGAAAAGCGCAAGGCCGCGCGGAGGGCTGCCGCGAAGCCCGGCCAGGGGATCACCAAGGCCAACATACACTGGGTGATCCTCGGCACGCGGGAGCGCGCGCACCGAGGCGGCCACCGCACGGGGCGCATGCCCCCGTATTTCCGCGGCCTCCTGGGCCGCGCGATCGCCTCCTCGGCCGGCGCCTCGATGGCGGCGGCCCGCAAGGCGTTTCAGGCCGCGATCGCGGCCGAGAGCAAGGGCTGAGAAAACTCCAGCAGAAAGGATGACCGCGATGGCAAAAGTCAAAGGCAAAGGCACGGCCCTTCAGATCAGCGTCGCGAACGTCTTCACGACGATCGCGGCCCTGATCGATCTCAAGCTTCCCACGTTCACGCCCGAGATGGCGGAGACCCGCGATTTCGATTCCGACGCCGGCATTGGCAAGGAGCCCACGGGCTATGTGGATTGCGGCTCGCTGTCGGCAAACTATTTCCTCGACCCGGCCCTCAGCATCCACGATACCCTCTACGGATTGTTGGAAACGCCGGCGAACCAGGCCTACAAGCTCATCTTCGCCAATTCGCAGACGAGCGATTGGGCCTTCAACGGCGGCGCCCCGGCTCTGGGTGGACAGATCGACATGAAGGACTTCGTGAAGGGAAGCATCGAAATCCAGCTCGACGGCTTGCCGACCTTCAGCGCTTGAGGAGGATTCAGATGAAAGCCAGGCTTGTTTCGGAAAGTGAGATCTACGTCGGCGACGACTCGCGGGGCAAGCCGCTTTCGCGGCGCGTGCCCGCCGGCCACGTCATCGATCGGGCGGACTCCTGGAAGCTCGTGCGCCTGGGCAAGGCCCGCCCGGCCGACGAGGAGTGCGCCCGCGCGGCCGGCATGACCGAGCAAGAGATGCAGGCGGCGATCCAGGCCCAGGCCCGCATCTCGCGCGGAATCCTGCCGGAGGATTGGGCCGCCTTTGATCGCGGCGAGATGGACGGCTACGACGCCGATGGCAACCCGATCCCCGGCCCCAACGCGGCGCCGACCGAGGAAGACCCGCCCTATCAGCCTCCCGAATAGGATCGGTGCAAGATGCCATCCATTGCCACGGCCGCCGACCTCAACGCGGCCTACCGCGGCAAGCGCCGCTACGATACCTGGACGCTCCCCGAGTCCGGGCAGACCGTGCGCTATCAGAGCTTGAGCGCGCTGGAAAAGGGACGGCTCCAGTCGGCCGCCTCGACCAAGGACGGCACGATCGATCAGACGCGGCTGGCCGATTCGGAGGCCCGCCTGCTGGCCGCCACGCTGGTGGACGAGGAGGGCCATCGGCTGTTCAGCGACCGCGAGGCGGGCACGATCTGTCAGTGGGACTACACGGCCGGGTTGGCGGAGCTGGTGAAACGGATCCGCAAGCACTGCGGAATCGGACCCGAAGAGGAAAAGCAAGCGGCGGATTTTACCGGGCCCGCTTCCGACGCGACCCCGGACGGCGGACCGCCTTCCGCCAGGCCGACCGGGGAGGACACCTAGACGTCGATGGGATGCTGGACGAGCTGAGGCCCGAGCTGTGGAGCGAGTGGATGGCCTTCCGGGCCGTCGAGCCCGATCCGTGGGTGCGCTTAATCGACCTGGTGCGCAACATCGGGGTGCTCTTGCTGAACTATCACGGCATCAACTTGGAACCCGAGCAGATCGATCCCGGCTTTGAGGCCGTGGCCGCGTCAAACACGGGCGAGGCGCTGGCGGAGACCCGGGCCCGGGCGGAGGCGGCGGAGCGACTAGCGCAATGAACGACATCGTCACCATCTTCGGCGGCGATCCCCGGCCCTTCATGCGGGCCGCGCAAGAGGTCCGCTCGAATGTCGGCAGCCTGAAGGCAGACCTCCAAAGCGTTGCCCAAGCGAACCCGCTAGCAAATCTGGGCGGCAGTCTAATGGGCCAAGCCCGATCATTCGTCCCCGCTCTTAGCGCGATCGCCGGAGTTGGCGGGTCGATCGCCGCTTTCCGCAGCATGGGCGAAGATGTCAAACGATTCCGCAACGAGTCGGAACAGCTCAATGTCTCGACCGACATGGTCCAACGGCTGGAGAAGGTGGCTGGTTCCGCCGGGAAGGACTTTGGCGTCGTTAGCACCGGCTTCGCGAAGATGGAGAAAGCGATCGCCGAGGCCTCCCGGGGAGATCTTCAGCAGAAGAAACTGTTCGAGAATTTGAAGCTGGACCCGCGGGAGCTAATGCTCGACACGACGGAGGGACAGTTTCGACAGATCGCCCGCGCAATCGAGTCCATTGAGTCGCCGGCTGCCCGGACCCTTGCCCTCATGGAGTTGTTCGGCCGATCCGGGAAGGAGCTCGACCCCATCCTAAAGGCTGTTGCGTCGGGAAAAGACATGCAGCGAAACGTCGTCTCCGGCACGGCGGTCTCGGCGATAGGTCAGGCGTGGGGCGGGATCAAGAAGCTGGGCTCAGAGACCTGGACCGGTTTTACGGAGATGTTCGGCCTTGCCCTGCACGATCTCTTCGGTCTTGGAAAGTCGATGCAGGAACTGACCGCGGAAACGAAGACCCGAAACCAGGCAGAACGCGAAGCGACCCAAGAACTCATGCGCCAGACCGCAGAGATGGAGTACCAGAAGCGGCTTGGACAGCGGCGCGAGATGCTGACGAAGCGGGAGCTTGGCGCCGAGGCGGCCCTCGAAGATTTTACCGATTCTCTCCGCGACCAGGTGGCCACGCTTGAGACGGCGGCCGGCTGGGACCGTGAGCGAAATCGGATGCTCAAAGAGCGAGAAGACCTCATCGATAGACTGGCGCGCAGCT